GAACGATTGCAGAGCAGAGATGCTGAAAGGAATGAAATGAAAACCACGATAGACATGGCCCGTGAGGCTGGCTTTGATGTGGTTGTACAAATTAATGCTGTAGATGGAAGCATTGCACACCTCACAGCATTTGCTGCCCTTGTCCGTGCTGATGAGCGTGAGGCGTGTGCAAAGGTGTGTGAGGAAGCCATATCGAGCATCTGGGAGTTTCACCCCGAATACGTAAATGAAGTAGGGCGCAACGTCTGCACAAACCTTGCCACCGCCATCCGAGCAATGGGAGAAACCAAATGAAATGTAAATGCCATCCCGAGTCGCCCTTCCACTGGGCGCACAACCCAAGACCGAGCGTGTTTACTCTGGACGTTCACTTTCGGCCAAAGAACGCCAAGGTGTATGAAAATCTAACCAAGGAACAGAACGTGATTGCGTACAAACAGTTCAGCGTCCACAGCCGGGCGCATCCCGGTGTTAAACCCTCATTCAACAAGCACGAGCTATGAGAACCAACGCCACGCAGTCCCTGCGTATGCTGCTCAAGGACAACCCTGACGGGCTGGACGTGGGCACAATGGCCAACCACCTTGAGCGTGAGCCCAGCAACATCCGTAAACTACTCAGCACAATGCCTGACGCATACATCGACAGATGGGTGCGCCAAAGAGGTAACCCACCAACAGCCATCTGGTGTGTCGTAGTACCGCCAGACAATTGCCCCCGACCCGACAACCAACGAAGGAGAAAACCATGAAGAACGACGCAGCTGTGGAAGATCACGGACCCATCACCCCCGAGGAAGAAGAAGTTATGCAGCAGATGCTGAACAAAAGCGCGAACGGCACTACGGCCGACGACATACAGATCAGTGGCAACCACTACAAGGACATGCCCATCCAGCCATGGCACATCATGGAGGCAGTGCTCAGCCCCGAGGAGTTCGTAGGCTTCCTCAAGGGCAACATCATCAAATACAGCCTGCGTGCTGGGCGCAAGGACGGCAGCGATGACGCGGGCAAGGCCAAGCACTACATGCAAAAGCTCAAAGAGTTCAGGGGGTACTGACATGGCTGATACCCCCGAGAAGAAGGTCAAGAACGCTGTGCGCAAGATGCTGGACCGCTTGGGCATCTACCACTTCATGCCTCCGGGCATGGGGCTTGGGCGCTCCGGGATACCCGACATCATCGGCTGCTACAAAGGTCGCTTCGTTGCGATCGAGTGCAAGGCTGGCAAGGGCAAGGTAACTGCGCTGCAAGAGCGTGAGTTGATTGCAATCTGCAACGCTGGCGGGTTCACGTTCGTGGTGAACGAGACCTGCCTTGATGAACTAGAAGAAAGGTTGCTGGCATGGATAAGCTGACACAAGACTCGTGGACTGCCGCGATAGAAGACTTACGCAACAGTGATGAGGGGCTGCGCGATCACTTCGGGAGGTTGATCCTGATGCTGGCCAAGTGCTACAACGAAAACGCACCCCACAAAGCCGTCGTGGTTATCGACACTGGGGAGTCACTGCTGACGTTCTGCGCTGGCGCTGACGAGATGGAGCTGGCCGAGATGATCGGTCAAGCAAACGAGATGGCACAAGCAATGGTGCTGCGCAATGCACCACCCAAGGAGATGTTTAATTGAGCAAACCATACGACAACATCATCACAGTCGATGCAGAAACTCGCTGGTCGAGAGCTGACTACACACTCAGCAAGATGACCAACGAAGAGTACGTCCGCGACCAACGCTTCAAAGCGTTTGGGTTCTGCTTCCATGAGTACGGCAGCGACGACCCCATCGTGTGGGTACGCCACGTAGACCTGCCGTACTACCTTGCGTCCATTAACTGGAGTAGGACAGCGTTGCTTGCGCACAATGCCCAGTTCGACGTGTCGATCTTGAGCTGGCGCTACGGGGTCAAGCCTGCGTTCATCTTCGATACGCTGTCCATGGGCCGCGCAGTGCGCGGTGTTGAGGTCGGCAACTCCCTGATGAAGCTGGCGCAGGACTTCGGCCTGCCGCCCAAAGGGCACGCGGTGTACAGCACGGATGGTTTGCAAGAGCTGACGCCGGAGATCGAGCACGAGCTGGCTGAGTACTGCAAGCACGACGTGTTCTTGTGCGAAGAAATCTTTACCAGATTGGTAAAGAACTACCCCGCCAAAGAACTGCGCCTGATCGACATGACCCTGCGCATGTACACAAACGCTTGCCTTGAGCTGGACCGGGAGATGCTCATCAAAGCACTATCAGAAGAAGGAGAAAAACGTGAAGGCCTACTTAAGAAACTCGGCATCGAGGAATCTGCACTTGCGTCGAACCCAAAGTTTGCGGAAGTCCTTACTCTCATGGGCGTCACTCCCCCTACGAAAGTCAGCAAGACCACTGGGAAGGAGGCGTTTGCTTTCGCAAAGAATGACGCGCTATTTCAAGCGCTGCTCAACGGTGAACGTGAAGACGTTGCCCTTCTTTGTGAGGCGCGTCTTAGGGTCAAGTCTACAACCGAGCGCACGCGTGCACAGCGGTTTTTGGACATATCGGGCAGGGGTGCGCTCCCGGTACCGCTTAGCTACTACGGCGCAGCAACGGGCCGCTGGACTGCGGCCAAGGGCAGCGCCATCAACATGCAAAACCTCAAGCGAGGTTCGTTCTTACGCAAAGCAATCATGGCACCGGTGGGGAACCAGCTTGTCGTTGGGGACCTTTCACAAATTGAACCGCGAGTACTGGCGTGGCTTGCGGATTACGAAGATATGCTCGACATCTTCCGGTCTGGCAGTGACGCTTATGCCGCTTTCGGCGCTCAGATGTTCGGTATACCCGGCCTTTCAAAAGAAAGTCACCCAGACCTTAGACAGTCTGCAAAGTCGGCGCTCCTTGGCGCGGGGTACGGCCTTGGATGGGCTTCTTTCGCTGCCCAGCTTCTCGTTGGATTCCTTGGCGCACCTCCCGTACGCTACGATAAATCGTTTGCGAAGAAGCTCGGTGTGGACGCCGCCTACATCGACCGTTTCGTTGGGTGGGACGAGAATGTTAAGAAGCTCCGGGAGATTCCCCACACCTGTACGGAACGTGAGTTGCTGATCCACTGCGTCGCGGCCAAGAAGATCATCGACATCTACCGCAGCACAGCGCACCCCGTGGTCAGCTTCTGGGACATGTGCAGCAAGCTGATGGAGAAGTCGCTTTACGGCGGCGAGGAGGTGGTGTATAAATGCGTCACGTTCAGAAAAGAAGAGATCGTCTTGCCCTCGGGCATGACCCTCAAGTATCCGAACTTACGTAACGAATACGACAAAGAAACAAAGCAACGCAATTGGGTGTACGGTGAAGCTGGCGTCAAGCCAACCAAGCTGTACGCTGGGAAGATAACGAACAACATCGTGCAGGGAACTGCGCGTGTGGTGATGACAGACGGCATGCTACGGGTGGACAAGAAGTACCCCGTGGTGGGCACAGTGCATGATGAGTTGCTCTGTGTCGTGCCTGACGCTGAGGTCGAGGGAGCCAAGGACTGGGTGCTGGAGCAGATGATCGCTCAGCCCAAGTACATGCCCGGCATACCGCTGAACTCAGAGGTCGGTGCACACCGCCGTTATGGATTGGCAAAAGGTTAACAACAGGAGAAAGCGAATGAAGCAACTGACACTACCCAAGAAGATCAAAGTGGGGGAGAACTGGTACAGCGTGGAGATCGCGGAAGCGATGCGTGAGCGTCTGTACATGGGCGAGGTGCACTACGCCAAGCGCACCATCACACTGGCGCGTAAGTCGTACCACGGCATACCGCTGAAACTCTCGGCACTGCAAGAGACGTTCTGGCACGAGCTGACACACGCCATACTTGAGAGCATGGACCGCCCTGACCTGAACAACGACGAGAACTTCGTCGAAGAGTTCAGCAACAGGCTCAGCAAAGCAATTCAATCTGCGAGGTTTTGATGACAGTTAAATGGTCACATTCAGCGCTCAAGGACTACGAAGGTTGTCCCCGGCGCTACCACGAGGTGAAGGTCTTGAAGAAGTACCCCTTCCCAGAGACTGAAGCCATCCTGTACGGCAAGGAGCTGCACGCGGCAGCGGAGTTCTACATCAAGGACGACAAGCCCCTGCCGCCCCAGTTTGAGTTCGTCAAGGACATGCTCGATGCGCTCAAGTCCAAGCCCGGTCGCAAGCTGTGTGAGCACGAGATGGGCGTGACGGCCGATCTGCGCCCTTGCGGGTTCATGGACAAAGATGTGTGGGTGCGCGGCATTGCCGACTTGCTCATCATCGACGATGACAACTTGACAGCTCGCGTGGTGGACTATAAAACGGGGAACAACAAGTACCCTGATCGGGAGCAGCTACGGCTGATGGCTTTGATGGTGTTCGTGCACTTCCCGCACATCCGCAAAGTCAGCGGTGGTCTGCTGTTCGTGGTCAAGAACGACTTGGTCAAGGCCAGCTTCTTGCGCGGTGAAGCCGAGGAGTACTGGTGGGATTACCGGACACGCGTCGCCCGCATTGAAAAGGCGCATGAGACCGGGGTGTGGAACCCCAAGCCCACCCCGCTATGCGGGTGGTGCGCTGTTAAAACCTGTGAA